ATAGTATTACAACTGATGCATCCGAATACTGAGGTTTCTTAACTGCACTTTTAGATATAAATTTGTTTAATGTACCAAGTCTTTGGTATTCTTCAAACTCTTTTGGGAAGGTCATTGAACGAATCCAATCGTGAATTTCTACCCACGCTTTTAATTCTTCGTCTATAAGAAAAGTAATATTCAACAAGTCATACGTGGCCTTTTCGCCAGGTACATATAAGTCAATGAACGGATTTGATTGTTGTGCTTCAGACATAGAAATTCCTGGCACACTTAATGACTGACAAAAGTATTGTACATTTGGCAATCTTGCGAATGTTAATATAAACTTATTCGGTTGAAGAAAGTTTGGATTGGTTGGGTTTCTTGTAATGGCTGTCATTCAAATCTCCTGTCTTATATTTAGACATAAAAAAAGGGGACATTTCTGTCCCCTTTTAAAGTACCCTCTTAGTGGGGTTTCGATTACATCAAGTTATTGATGCGGAATCCACGGTAGTAGTTGTTAGTTTGTGCGTTCAATGCGCCCAAACCTTGGTTAGTACCTTCTGCAAATGGATTTGCAACTAAGCCGTAACGAGTCTTGAATCCAATTTTTGGTTGGAAAGTACCCGTATCAACTGCACGAACCATTTGTAAAGGTACGTATGGGCAATAGAATAAACCAGCATCATATGCGTTAGTACCTTTGTAACCAACAACTGCGAATTCGCTGTTGAAGTTAGCAGGGAAGTATGGGTCGATATAGACCTTGATACGACCGAAGATAGTACCAGCAAATGTATTGCCTGTATCGTCAACTGTCAAACTAACTTGACTCTGTAGAGCAGAGTTATAGTCAAGGATACCAGCCATTGCAAGAGCGGATGCAACATCAGATGAACAGATCATGATGTTACCTTTTCCTCTACGAGTTGTTTTAGCAATCGTATTGGCTTCACGTTCAATTTGGAATGCAAGACCTTTGATCTTCTCAACCATCCAACGACCATTAGAGTCTGTGTCAAGGTTGAAAATACCAGCAGTTGTCGTACCTACTTGTGCACCGATTTTAGCAGATGCATAAACTGTACGAATAACTTCACGGTTAATCTCAGCAAGAATTTCTGTTGACAAGATGTTTGCCAATTCTGTTTCTGCATCTAGACCGTGAACTGCTTTCAAGTCTTGTGCAAGTTCCATTGAGTATTCTGCCTTCAAAGCACGTGTCTTTGCAGTAACAGTAACTTTCTCAATAGAGAATGCCATTTCTTGAAATGCATTAGCAGCATCAGATGCACCACCCAAAGCTTCAGCACGAGCTGTAGTCATTGCACCGACAGCAGCAGCGTTACCAGTAAATACTTCAGTTGGTAATGAACCTTCTGCGAATGCTTGATTACCAGAAGTACCTAAACCAGAGAAACCAGTGTTTGCTTCGTTGTAGAAAGCTTCTGTACCAGATTGACCAGAATATTTTGTACGCATTGCGAAAATAAGACCTGTAGGACCTGTCATTGGTTGAACACCGCAAACATCATACGCAATCAAATTAGGTAATGAACGGCGAACCAAACTGATTAAGATTGGATCAAAACCGGCAACAGGACCTGCAGCAGCATTACCGCCTTGGTAACCACCGTTAGTAGCGCCCATTGAGTTCGTTGGTGAAGCTTCATAGAGCATACCAGATGACTTTTGCATTTCTTGAGCTTGATTCTCAAGAATAACCGCAGTAACCGCTTTACGGTATGGGTCTTTAATAGGGGCTAAGTCTGGATGATCCAGAACGCCTTCCCATTTCTTTTGTAATGATTCGGACAAATACATAAAATCTCCTTAGATTTGTTTTAGATTATAATTTTGTTTTAGAAATAGCGCCGATAACGGATTGGACGTAAGCGTCAGACGTTACAGTCTTCTTCTCACTACCGTCTTCTACTTGTTCGTGCAAGTCTTGTGCGGCTGCTTTTTTCACACCAGAAGGAAAATAGTTTTCACGGATTGTTTCAAGCTTGTCTTTGTATTCTTCCTCTGTGGAGAATTCTACGCCCTCTGCGAGCGATTTAATCTTTTCAGCTTGAGTGTCTGTTAAACCTTCACACACTTGATGTGTAACTTCATTCTTATGTGACTCAACTAAAGCTTTTGCGTAACTAATGCCACGTTCAATTTCTTCATTGAGTTTGCCTTCAAGTTCTTCAACTTTTTCGGCGAGTTCGCTTACTAAATCTACTTTCTCAGATGGAACATCGATGTAGTGTTCAGCAAACAAATTGCGTAATCCACCAATGAAGTCTTCAGTCAATTCGGCACGTAGACCAGATTCGATTGCGATTTCATTGTCAGACATCCATTGTTCAACAACTTAGTTGAGGTAGTCATCAACTTTTTCTGTTAAGTCTGCTTTGATAGAATCAATTGCTTCTTCTAACATGCCAGCGTAACGTGCTTCTGTTTCTTCTTCAATTTGCGTAATACGGTCGTATACACGAGCTTCAAAGATTGTTGCTGCTTTGGATTTGAATTCTTCTGAGATGGTAGAATCGTCAGCAAAGAGAGCGTCAATATCTTCTTTCATTGCGTTTAATCTTTTCTTTGCTGCTTTAGCACCTTCATATCTACCATCATCTTTATGGTCATCTGTTCTACCAAGACTACGAGCTTTATCTGACATAAGACCGGCAGATCCTAATGATCCTTGGTTTTCAGCTCTACTGCCTTTTAGATATGACCTGAGTGTATTTTTTGATAACTCATCAAGTTGTTTAAAGTCTTCAGAAACCATAAACTCTTCTAATTCTTCTAGAGAATAATTTTCAACTTCTTCCATTTTAGCGGAAGCAGCGGAAGGTTTATTGGTTGGAGCTGCCACTTTAGTAGCGCCTTTGCCAGTATCGATCTTTTCAGAATCGTCATCTGGTTTACCATTCTCTGGCGTTGGTCCGCCTAAATCCTGTACTTCACCAGGTAATTTCTGTGGAGGCATGCCGGATGCTGACTTCTTACTACCTGCAAGAATGTCGGCTGCTGCTTCCATTAATTTGTTATTTGCCATTAGGAATCTCCTTTTGATTTCTTATTTATAAATTTAAAGTTTTCGTAGGTAATTTTCAAAGAGCTTTAACGCAACCTGTTCAATTTGAGCTTTGGAAGCACTCTTTATTTGTTTTTTAGCGTTGTCAAAGTCTACTTCAACGAAGCGCCCCTCAACAAACATCCATTCTTTATTTTCCATAATGCCGTTAACGAAAGCACCAGGTGCAGATGGATCTGCAACAATGTCAGCAGCAGTGGCCAATTTTAAGTCATCTTGCACAAGACTATAACCTTCTTTAGTCTGTACAAGAGAACCCATTGCTCTAGATGAAACACCCACTTGAATGTCATTATCGATAAAGTTTTTAACGATTTGACCGTATGGTGTTTCTAAAATCAAAGCACGTCCATAATAAGAATTGCCATCTTCAGTCAATCCAACAATCTTATGTGACACCCGTTCTAAGTTAATAGATGGTGTGTCAGGATGTCCAAGTTCACCCAACGCACGTCCAGTTTTAATAAATTCTTCATTGTAACGGTTTACTTCTTTACGAAGTGTGTCCATTTTGTACATTCTATTATTCTTGTTTACTTGTTCACCAACAAGAAATGTACCTTCAATGTAAAGTTTTTTCTTACCATTTTCAGAAGCTTCAGTAAGATACTTTACAGTTTCAATTGTTTCTGTAATTAGTTTCATGATACTACTTGTCCTGTATAAACGTCTACGTTGTATGAAGAAATCTTAGATACTTCTAATACAATCGTACCACCAGTTACAATAGTAATTACTAAATTTGACGTATTCATATTAGAAATAGAATGACCAAATTCATCAAAACGCATTTCTCCAGAGTTATGTAATGCAAGTATTGAAGTATTTGCAGCTCTAGTTACACTAATATTACCGTTACTAGACCATGTTGCTCTTTTAATATCTGCTGAGTTAACAATTTCAGTAGTAGTGTTTTTTCTTAAATCAGTAAGATTGACTGTGTATGTTCCTGGATCAACGCATCTAATGATGGATGAACCTCTTGTTGTATTTGTAATTTCTAGTGCCATGTTATCTTATTCCCATTGATGAGCGTCTACGCAAAGACATTTTTCTTTTTAATAACGTACGGCGTAATTTAGATTTTCTTGTTGTCTTCCAAGAACGCTTCAACATTCTAGCTTTATGTAACCTAACTGTAGCCGGTATTCTTTTAACTGTGTTACCAGATATTCTATAACCTTTAATGCTAGAGCGTCTGACATTCTTCTGTACAACAATCCGCCCTTTAGCATTTCTTCTAATTCTTCGGCGAATCTTTTGGACTCTGCCCATATTAACAATGTTGCCGGCTTCTTCTAATTCGACAAACTCAAGCATATCCTCAGCAACATATCTCTTAGCTTCTTCTAACCTTTTAGAAACGATTTCATCCAAACGAGCAAAAAGTTTTTCTTTTGCTTCATCTAAACGCTTATGTATAATCGAATCTACAAAACTCATTTGTGTTTACTAAATGCAAAATCAGAAGCCTTTACAAAATGTTCTGGTGATTTATGCACCATATCAGCAAACTTTTTCTTGTTATCATCATTCAACGCATTATGCACATTTGTAATTGCCGATGCAGTATAGTGGTCAACTTTGCGAGTATGACCAGAAGCAAATTTAACTGACTTAGCTTGTTTATTCTTTACAATCTTATGCAGGGTATCCATAACAGCTTCTTCCAATTCAACACTTTCGTTTTGTTGTAATGGTCCTGTAATTGGTAATCCATAAGGTACAGTAAAAAATCTGTTTAACTTATCATTGAAATATAATGCCACTCTTGTTCCATCTGGAAACAAACGAATAGACTTACGTTTCAATATTAATGCAACAGGAGGATCTGGCGGGGTATCAATTGATGCTTCCACCAAATCTGTTGTGATAATTTCATCTTCACGAACAGCACGGCGAGCTTGCGTATTAATCTGTTTATTATTAGAAAGTAAATCTACCATCTTAGTGAAAAGATTTTGGATAATCATCTTATCGGCATTATTAAAGTTAGGTCTTTCTTCACTCATCTTATCTAAGATTTTGTGAATACGTTGCATCTGTGCTTTATTGGCCAGACCAGCTCGTATCAGCACATCAAACTTTGAATAGTCTGATGCCTCTTCTTCAACAATAGATTTAAATTCTAATAGAGATTTCAAGCAGCTTCTGTATCGTCTTCTTGTTCTTCTTCATTGTCATTGAATAGTGTTTGTGCAATATCAATTTTTCTTGCATTTAAAGCATCAAATGCTCTAGTCGATAACATATCAGTTAATGCATCTTTTGCTTCAAGTGCATTACCAATTGAAACGCTATTGATAAAATTTTTAGTTTCCATATTTATTCTCCTATTTCTTATTTAGTCTGGTTGAATATTTTTCTGCATCTGCATCAAGCATCGGTGTTTTAGATTCTGTCGAATCTTCTTCTGCCGTATTATCTACAGGTGGATTAGCATCTGTTTCTGCCTGTTGTTGTTCTTGTCCTGGTATCGGCATAGTTGGTGCACCAGTACCAGCTTTATCTTCTTTG